AGGATACTGAGGACATTGAAGATGAAATTGAAACTATCCAGGATGATATATCCGAATTAACAAGTAGAGATGACGTTTACAAAATAGTGCCCACAGGTGAATTTTATGATATGACGGAATTTGAAGTTATAGATGGAGGACTCGAGGGTAATAGATATGCTGTTGGAGATGAAAGTGAAGTTAAGTCAAGTGCGGAGGAAAGAGTTGAACAACTTATTGATGAAATAGGTTATGAAGGTTTTAGTGATGGGTTCGCAAGGTCATACATCGATACTGATAAAGTTGTGGATTACGCCGAAGATGTCTATAATGATGATGTGTACAATAATCCTGAGGTTTATCTTGATGATGAAGATAGAATGTTATCTAGTGAACAAAACGAAAAAATATCTGTATTGAATTATAAAATTTCAAGATTAGAAGAAAACATATCAGATTTAGAAGACAAATTAGGCGGAGATTATGAAGAAGAAGTTAAAGAAAAAATAGAACAATTGGAAAAAATTATTGACGAGTATAATGAAGAAATAAGTGATATTGAAGATGACCCAGATGGCGATTGGCCTGAAGAAGTTATCGAAGAAAAAATAGCACAAATGTTACGTAGAGTTCAAAAAGACCCAGAAAACTTTTTGGAAGAAATGGGTTCGAGATTTGAAGATTTTATAGATAAGGATAAATTTATTGAAGATGTAATTGATGCTGATGGATATGGGCACACTTTGAACGGATATAATGGGAGTATTGACGAAGTTTATATTAATAACATACTTTTCTATGTAATGAGAATTGATTAAGAGTTCTTCAGAACTATATTTTATAAATGGCAAAAAAGAAAAAATCAAAATTCCAATTAGACCCTGAATGGATATTCAAGGAACCTTTGGATTTTGAATATAACAAATACACATTATTAGATTATCTACAGAAATGTGAAAAAAAGTTTGAAAATTTAGAAATATATCCAGATTTTGTTGAACTTTCATTACATCTTGCAAACATACAATCTATTTCAAAAGAAAATGTGATGTTGTTAACCGACAAAAATTTCGAGTCCTGTGACGATGAAATTCTCATGAAAGAACTCTATCCAAAAAAACCAAGAGAAATTACAAAGGAAGAGGAAATTGAATTAGACAAAACTTTAAGATTTTCAGGTAACAAACTTTTCGACGCTTTTAATATTGCCAAGTCTATTTGGAACATTGCTTATGATAATGTTAATGTGATTCTCAAAAAGAACAAACCAAATTTGGTTGCAGGAATGGGTTATATCTATTATTATGATAGAATAAAAGAAAACTTATTTGTTTGGGAATTCACAATAAAAAAAGTAAGAGGAGATTCTGTAAATAATAGAACAATATTGAAAAAGATTTACGAAGGTGAACATAACGACTTAACTTTAGCTAAAATTATTGATGAAAAATCTACTTGGAAACACACTGGGAAACACCACGACTTCCCAATTTTTGAAATGAAAGTAGAACAAAGATTTCCAATGGAAGCTACCATTATTCCAATCATGAAAAGAAAAATAATGGCATATGTTTTTCAAATTGTTAATTTAGAAAAGATTAAAAACTTTGACACTGAAAGTTAATTTACTATCTTTATTTTATGGGATTCAATAAAAGATATGTTTTACTTGAGTTTACACTTAAGGCTCTAAAAAATGGTAACCTAAAGTATTACTATGGAAAAAGTGACATGTTAATTTTTGAGGATACAATCAGTTCAAAGATTTATAATCTTTATAAAGAAGGAAAAACAGAAAAAGAAATAATATCATTATTAAACTTAAACATGGAGGAAAAAACCAATGAAATGTATTAAATCAATTAGAGCGACAAAGGATGTTCAACTTGGAGAAATCAGAAGAGTTGACGATAAGACTGCTAATAACATGGTTGGAAGTATGTGGGCATATGTTGCAAAGTCAGAATGGAAATTATCTACTCGTAAGTCCGAACCAAGTCGGGACCAAGTCGGAACCAAGTCGGGACCAAGTAGCGAATTAGTTGAAAAAAAAACTTATAAAAAAGGAGAACGCTCCGAAAAACATAAAAACAAAATATAATGGGAAATGTAAAGAAAAATTTGACAGAAATGCTTATGCTTGAGGCTCAAGCTCAAAAAGCGAAGGCTTTATTGACATTGGAATTATTATCTAATCACGCGGCAGGAATCGGAGACCACTCAACAGGAGATTTCTATAAGAATGCTGAAGAAGCTCTTCAGATGTTGGTAGATGCTGATGATAAACTTGAGGCAATTGAAAAATATTTTAATTAATCATGAAAAGATATACAATCACAGGGGTAAGAACTATCGATGAGTATGTTACTTATACCGTTGAGGCTGAAGACGAAGATGAGGCGATTGAGATGGTTGAAAACGGAGACGTGGATGATAATGATGACCATTGGCAAAGAGAAACATCAGGAGGTGAAGATTACACTGTTACTAAAGTAGAAGAAATTTAATAAATGAAAAAATTACTAAAAAAACTTGAGTGGTGGTTTGATTATTACTTTGTTTGGATGTTATATAATGGTAATAAGACTCACCGTTACATTGAATATATGGAGAAAAAGTGGGTGAAGAAAAACTAAATATAGAGTCTTTTTTTAACGCATCTTTAGATTACCAAGTTGTTTCTTGGACCGGTCATAAAACTGGGTCAACAACAATGGTAAATATTCTCAATGAATTGAGATTTAAGTTTTATAAGTTTAACGGTAAAGACTTTGAGGTTTTAAATAACAGACCTCAAAGAATTCATGGTTGTTATTCTGATTCAATACCTTATGGGTTTAAAGTTTTGTCGTCATTAAGGAACCCATTCTCACAAATTGTTTCTGAATACAGATATGGACCGTTAGAAAATTTTAATAGTTTTGTTATTAAAATTTTGTCTCAAAGGAAAAGTTTAGGGTGTTTCTTTTTTGAAGAACGTAAACCTGACTATATTGTTAGGCTGGAAAATATGTTTGAAGATTATTCGAAAATTCCTTTCGTGATTGAATCTAATTTTTTCAAATCAGGTATCTTGAAAAAATTTACTCAATATAGAATGAATGAACATCCCGAAGGTAAGACTAATTGGAAAGATTATTATAATGAAGAAATTGCAGAAATGGTTATTCAAACTTTTCCTTACCATTTTTCAGACTGGCTTTATGATAAAAATTCTTGGAAATGAAACAATATAAAATTAACATCTTGTTTTTTATAATCACATTTTTACTAGTTTGTCTTTCATATTCAATTTATTTAAACCATAAATTAAAAATTGAACTTGAAGAGTCAAAAAATAAAAATGAACTCATAGACAGTTATTTCTATGAGCATAGTAAAATCCCTGATGACAGACAGTAAACCATATATAAATCAAAAACTTACTTACACTAACGATGGAAGATTGTTAGATGAAGATGGTAATGCTATTATGATGTATTGGGAAACTCCTATCATGGAAAAATCTGCAGAAATAGTCTGCAGAAATGGAGGAAAGATTCTCAATGTAGGGTTTGGATTAGGTATTGTTGATTTTTTCATAGAAAAATATGATATAGAAGAACACTGGATAATTGAACCCCACATCGATGTTTATACAAAAATGTTTGAAGATGGTTGGCATTTGAACCCAAGAGTCAAAATTATGTATGGGGATTGGCAATGGTACATCAAGTACATGCCAAAATTTGATGGGATATACATCGATACTTGGAGAGAAGAAATTCACGGGTTTCAAAAATTTGCTCCAAATATTTTAAAAGAACACGGAACACTTTCATTTTTCAACAATCCCAGAAATGATGAAGAAGGACTTCATATGATGAAAACTGATTATGAAATAGTAAGTGAATGGGGTGACGTGACATACGAAATTTTGGAATTACCTCACATAGATGAAGTTAATAAACAAAGTAAAAATGGTCTTTATTATTGGCATCCTGATTTAAAAACTTATTATTGCCCAATAGTAACCAAGAAAAAAAATTCAAATATGGCAGCACTAAATGAAACTTTCTTTCCTGAAAAAGAAATGGTGAATCACCCTAACCATTATGGTGGTGAAGAGAACCCTTATGAGGTTATTAAAGTTTGTGAAGCTTGGGATTTGGACCAAGACGCTTATTTATTCAATGTCGTAAAGTATATTGCCAGAGCAGGAAAAAAAGACAAACAAAAAGAGATTGAAGATTTGAAAAAAGCGGCATTTTATCTTGAAAGAAAAATTCAAAATTTAGAAAAATGATTTATTGGTTAACGGGGCAACCTGGTGCAGGTAAAACAACTATATGTAAACAAATGATGTTAAAAATGGGTTCAGATGTGTTTCATATTGATGGTGATGACTTAAGGGACTTGTACGATAATAAGGATTATTCTGAAACAGGTAGGAGAAAAAATATTGAACTTGCTCAACAAATTACACATTACCTCCATAAGAAAGGAAAAGATGTTGTTGTTTCTTTGGTTTCTCCATACAAAGACCAAAGAGATAAGTTCAAAGAAAAAATTGGGAATAACCTGATTGAGGTTTACGTCCATACTTCAGAGGTTAGAGGTAGAGAAAATTATTTTGTAAGCGACTATCAACAACCAGTTGAGAATTACTTCGATATTGATACAACGTTTGATGATGTTGAAGAATCAGTAAAAAAACTTTTAGAATATGCAAAAAGTACACGTTGAAGGAGACCCAAAATTAAAGAACACAAGTACTAAACAATATTCAATGTTTATTGGACGTTGGCAACCTTGGCACGAAGGTCATCGTTGGTTAATAGACCAAAGATTGAATGAAGGTAAGAATGTTCTTATTTGTATAAGAGACATTGAAACTGATGAAAAAAATCCATATACTGCTCAAGAAGTTGAAAGGAACATTAGAAATGAATTATGGAAATATCTTTCTAATGAGACAATAAAGATTATGATTATCCCCGATATAGAATCTGTTAATTTCGGTCGAGGTGTTGGATATGATATCATTGAACACGTACCACCTCAAGAAGTAAGTGAAATATCTGCAACGAAGATTAGAGAACAACTGAAACAGGAGGGAAAACTATAATGGAAAATATTTTTCATTTTGCTGGACTTAATGGAAAATAATTGGTATTATTAAATAAAAATAAGAAAATAGTGGAAAATTTTATTAATCAGTTACATAACGGAGACTGTATTGAAGTTATGAAAAAGATGCCAGATAACTCCGTTGATTTGGTTGTAACCAGCCCACCTTATAATTGTGGTATCAAATATGATACGCATGATGATTTTATGTTGATGGAAGACTATTGGGTTTGGACAGAAAAATGGTTAACAGAAGTTTTTAGAATTATCAAAGATGACGGTAGGGTTGCAATTAACATCCCATATGAGGTAAATGTTAAAGGAAGAGGTGGAAGAGTAATGTTTATGGCAGATTTTTGGGCTGTTATGAAAAAGGTAGGGTTTCAACCTTTCGGAGTTGTTGACCTCGATGAAGATACTCCACATAGAGTTAAACTTACCGCTTGGGGTTCTTGGATGAGCCCTTCAAGTCCTTATATCTATAATCCAAAAGAATGTATTATACTTGCTTATAAGAAACTTCATATCAAAGAAATTAAAGGAGAATCTCAATGGATTGGAACTCCTGTTGAAGTTGAGGATGAAGAGGGTTTTAAAAGGACAAAAATCACTTATACAGATAAAGACAAAGATGAGTTCAAAGAATTAGTTTTTGGTCAATGGAACTATTTTGCAGATACTAAACAACTTACTAAAGCCACCTTTTCATTGGACATTCCACTAAAGGCAATTAAAATCCTGACCTATAGAAATGATGTAGTTATGGACCCATTCGCTGGAAGTGGAACTAGTTTGGTTGCTGCGGTAATAGAGGGTAGAAGATGGGTTGGTATAGAATTGAGTGAAGAATATTGTAAAGTGGCAAAAGAGAGAGTTCAAAATTTTATCGATAAAAAGAAACAAATGGAGATTGAATTTAAAGAGGGTTCGTAAGACCCTTTTTTCTTTATATGGATATTTATAAAGAAAAATATTAATGCCGAAATATATCCTCACAGAGAAACAATTATTGAATGTTATAAAAAGGAAAGTTCAAGAGGAAAAAAACCTTCACGAAAGTGTTTGGGGTGACATAGGTTTGGAACTCCTTGGAATTGTTGACCCTACAGGTATAGTTGATATTATAAATGGGGTAAGATATTTTTCGAGAGGTGACTATTTGTTTGGAACATTATCTTTCGTAAGCGCATTACCTATACTTGGTGACGTTGTTGCAAAACCTGTAATGGGTGCATTAAGAATCGGGGGTGGAGCTGCGGATATGTTGAAAAAAGCCGAATCTTTAGCCAAAGCAGGTAAGACCGTGGATGCCGCACTTGAGTTGGAAAAAGTTGCAAAACAACCTGGTGTTGTTGGAAGTTTTGTTGCTAAAGCCGCCGATTGGGCACCGGATGTAAAAAGTAGACTTGACGTATTACCAGGTGGAATTTTCAAAGGGTTTAGAAATACAATTAATGATTGGTTGACATTATTAGAAAGAGCAGGTGCTAAATCAACAAAATTGAGAGCTGAAGCTGGCAAATTAGCATCTATGAAAACTATATCCCAAGCAGACCAAGTTAGAAATATAAATCAACTTCAAGACTTCCTTAAGACTACAAAAATTTACGACCCTGCAGCCCTTACTAAAAGAGGTGCAATGTCACAAATATTCTTGGGTGGAGCTCCGAGATTACTTGGAGATAGAAGAATGAGAATTTTGATAAGACAAACTAAATATTGGTTGGGATTTTTGGATTGGGTTGGAATTGTGGATGCGACTTCACCTGAAGAAGTGATGGAAAAATTAGGTGGTGAAGATGAAGTTGCAAGAAAAATGGAAGAGTATAATAAGACAGCTGAAGCTCAAAAGTATGCTTCCGAGGATTTCCCTGACATTAAACAATCTGAAGTAAGTAAAACAACATCAACACCAACAAAAAAATCAGACACCAATATCGTAGATTTTGTTGGAGATTTATTTTCAAATAATTTAGGTAGAGCGGCTTTGGCCCTTCTGTAAAAGAATAAGATATGAAAGAAGAAATAATTAAAAAACTTGTACAGATTCAATTACAATGGAAGTTCTTACATTGGCAAACTTATGGTGATGCTAAACATAGACTTTACGGTGAAATTTATGATAAGTTGGGTGAATTTATAGACGAGTTCACAGAGGTTATGATGGGAAAATATGGAAGACCTGAATTCGAAGCCGAGTTCGGATTGATGTTTCAAGACATAAGTGCTCTTAATATGCAAAACTTCATGGATGGTATCACTGAATTTTTCGTTGGGTTATCTGAACAGTTGGACTCGAAATACGATTCAGATTTGTTGAACATAAGAGATGAGATGCTTGCCACAATCAATAAATCAAAATATTTGATTACGTTAAAATATTAATATGAAAAAAGTTGTAAGATTTACAGAAAGTGAGTTGGTAAAATTAGTTTCCAAAATTATCAGTGAAGATAACAAAATAATGGAAAAACCCGTTAGTATAAAAACAATAAAGAGTAATTTTCCTAACGCTAAAAATAGAAATTACAAAGTTACGTCAGTCAAAGGGAAACCCTCAATAAAAAAAGATAACAAAGACTTGTTATTGACTGTAGGTATGTCAATTAAACCTACAGATTTTTTGAAATTCAAGAACGATGACAAAGTTATGATGTCAAGTACAAGTCCTGAAGATATGGTTAAAGGAAAGCCAAAATATTTTCAACAAGTTGAATTGAGTATTGGTGATAACGGTAAATTAGAATTATTTGTATATTCCGATTAATGAAAAAAATTATTAAAGAGAGTGGATTAAGAGATATTTCGGCTTTGAGGAAAAGATATCCCAAAGCCGAAATTTATTTTCACCAAGATTTAGATGGTGTAACTACAGCCATCGCAATGAAAAAATATTTGGAAGATAATGGTATTAAAGTTGTTGGGGCACACATAATTCAATATGGTGATAAAGAGTTTTCTGTTAAGAAAAACGATGCTCAAGGAGATATTATGCCGGTTTTAGTTGACTTTGCCCATGGTAAACCCATGTTCAAAATTCACACAGACCATCACGATAAACAAGTTGGTGCTGAAAAAGATGCTTCTAAATCTTTCAGACAAGCACGTTCAAACGTTGAAACAATTTCACAAATAGTAAGTCCGAAGGATATTTTTCCATCACCTGATATTTTATTAATTTCTACAGTTGATTCTGCAGACTTTGCAAAACATGAAATAAAACCTGAAGAAGTCGTTAACTATGTATTTCGTTTGGACAAGGAAAAACCACTCCAAAAAAACAAAATGTTATTAGGGTTTGTAATTAACAAACTTATTTTGGCTTTTAAAAACAGAAAAGGTTTCATGGAGGAATTAGTTATGGATTCTGAACCATCTCTTATGTCAATTTTAACCAACATAAGAAATTGGATGAAAGAAACCAACGCTGAAGACGCAAACAAACTACAAGGTCGTTCTGATGATTATTTTCAACAAATGAAAAATTACCCGAAAAGAAAAATTGAAGACGGTATTATTTTCCAATATGGTGCTGGTAGTATGAAGACTGGTTCTTACGATAGATATACTCCTTTTAGAGTTAACCCTGAAGCCGATTTCCTTGTAATCATGTGGCCTTTGGGTTTACTTCAAGCTTCTTGTAATCCGTTCAAAAAAGAAAGAAAACTTAAAGGAGTCAATTTGGGTGAAATAGCACAAGAAGTACTCAAGATTTACGAGCCTCAACTTAAACAAAGAACTATTCCATTATCGACTTTAAAATGGATAAGCGAAATTTCTGTAGGACCTGAAAGTGTGGGATTTACCTTCAAGGACTTCGACGCTCTTTACGGTGGAAAAATAGCTTTCATGGATGGAGGTGAAGAAATTTTGAGAAAAATAAAATCTATAATGGATAAACCTTTTTCAGAATTGACCGAGGAAGAAAAACAAACTTTGGACAAGGTTGGAGTTAACACATGGGACTTTATTCAATCAAACTCTGGAGGACATAAATGTATTACTAATATTTCAGGTCTTAACTATCTCGGTAGAAAAACAAGACCTTCAGAAGACCCTTATAGACATTCTCCTGACAAACCTGATGTACCTTACATAAAGTTTATGAAACAAATTGGAAACAAATTTGTTGAAACATTGAAAGAAAAAATCAAAAACTCTTCAGAAAAAGAAGTAGTTTCAGAATCTGAAGAAAAAAAAAAGTACTATATAGATAATAGTAAAATACAAGGAAAGGGTGTTTTTGCAAAAAAAGATTTGGATGAAGGAGAGACTATTGGATTACTCCACACTATAAATAAACCTTACGTAGATTACAATTTCACCGAACTTGGTGAAATGCATAATCATAGTGAAATTCCAAATTGTCACAATGTTCTTAAGGATAAAAAAAGATTTTTAACAGCTTCTAGAAAAATAAACAAAGGTGAGGAACTTACAACGAATTATAGATTACAACCTGATTTAGAACAACCTAAAGAAGGATGGGAACTGAAAGAGTCTTTGGGTAAACAAATGGAACCCCAAGTGGACGGATACAGAACTTACTCACCATTTCAAAACTTGGACTACATTATTGTTGATGGTAATGGAATTGATTGTGATAATATCGTTTGGGATTTGATTCTATTGGGAGATGATGGTTCTGTAAAATTCGGACCAAAGAATAGCGGTGCACATTATTTAGAAGGCGCAACTAAAGTAGTTGAACTTCCTCTTAAGAACAATGAAGATATTGAACAACTTATAAAGGACAAAGACAAACTTCAACAGTGGATTTTTAAGTACATAGAAAAAGTTGACAAAAACTTTGAGATTAGAAGAAATTTTTTCAACTCCGAGTTGAATTAAAAAAACTTTTTTTTTAGAATTGTGTATGTCTAAAAAAGTATACACAAAAACTGGTGACAAAGGTACAACATCACTTCTTGGTGGGACAAAAGTATCAAAAGACGATTGGAGATTGGAAGCTTACGGAACAGTAGATGAACTTAATTCATTCATAGGACTTTTGACTGATTCAATGGGAGGGAAAATCCGTTTTTTTGATAACAGTATTACCCAATTAGAAAAAATTCAAAACAATCTTTTTGTTATGGGGTCTTGTCTGTCTTATGATAATTTAGGTAAAGATAAAATCCAACTACAGGAGATAACAGAAAATCATATTATTGAATTGGAAAAGTGGATTGATGAGATGGACGGTGTTCTACCTGAATTAAAAAATTTTATAATCCCTGGAGGTTCACAAATAGTATCAATTTGTCATATTTGTAGAACAGTGAGTAGAAGAGCTGAAAGAAGATGTATACCTGCAACACAATATCCATTGGTATTAAAATATTTGAATAGATTAAGTGATTATTTTTTTGTTCTTGGTAGATTTGTTAACAAAGAACAAGGATATGAAGAAATTATTTGGAAAGGTTAAAAATTTTAAAATACACTAGATATAAAAATGGAAACAAGAAAGTATGCCGGAGTAATGGTTAAATGTGGAGACCGCATTTTACTTTGTAAAAGAAATAATTTAGGTTCTTTTCCTGGAATGTGGTCCATTCCTGGAGGTAAATTAGAAGAAGGGGAATCTTCACAAGAAGGAGCTAAAAGAGAATTTTTTGAGGAAACTGCTGTGGACATTGACGAACTAGAAATCAAATTTATCGGGTTAGTTCCAAGACATACCCGTGACGGAAAAAAAGTGAAAGGATTAATGTATGTTTATTTATTAGAAACTGATGAAGAAATTCATCCTGATTTCGAAAACGCCATGGACGGAGAAGAACACACTGATTGGAAATATTTTACCCTCAAAGAAATAAATCCAATGGAATCTGGAGAGTATTTCCATAAAATAGCAGAAATTATTTTGAAATGATTTGGATTTTATTTTGTGCAATAATTGCATTTGGACTTTACGGTTGGTGGGATATAGAGAGACAAATCAAAAAAAACATTGACGATATGGATTTGTAAAAATAATTTTTATACAAAGGTTACTTTTCGTAATTTTTGGTATAATTATATGTTCATGTCCGAAAGGACGAACATCCCCCCCAAAAGTTTCACAAACTTTTTTTTGGTAAAACGAAAAAATTAATTATCTTTG